ACCTAACGCAGCGCGCGAATCTCTCGACACTCGTTTTCCTGCCGGTGGGAAACAAGATCTGGACGTCAGTTGATCCGAATGCAGTGACAATCTACGGCCCCAATGGCGTTGTCTTGCGAGACACAAGCAGCAATTCGATCGTCACCCTGACGCCGACGAGTATCACTGTTGTTGCGCTGAACCAAATTCAAATGAAGACGGGCTCGACGACGCTGACGATCACGCCGACCGGATGGAGCATCGCGGGCACAAATGGATCGCTTTCGGATGGAGCTCACACGACGTCGGTGACGTTGATGAATCAGGTATGGGCGGCGCTCATCGCCTTTCTAAACGGACACATTCATTCGAACGGGAACGGCGGCGCCAACACAGGCGTGGCAGTGACACCGTATAGCGGCGGGAGTATCGCACCATGAGCAATCGTCGCACGTATGGTCGTGTCGTCAACGCAGATGGCACATACAAATGGACGCAAGTCAGCACAGATGCAAACGGAAATTCGGATGCGGTCTATCTGACTACGCTTATTCAATGCCTGAAGTTGAATTTGGGTGAATCACCGTTCTTTGCGAACTATGGCATCCCAGCGCATCCGTCCGTTCTGACGCAGGTATTCCCAGATTTCTACGTGAACCAAACACAACAGCAATTCGCACCGTACTTCGCAAGTCTGACCATAACCAAGACCAACTCGACGACGCCGACATACAACATTCAGGCCATCACGCACAACGGCGCGACGATCTCGGCGAGCATCCCCGTCTAGTCGCCGCGAGCCAGCCTGACGTTCCGGGTGTTCATGGCGGTGTTTTCTTTCGTCAAGTGGACGACCCAACAGTCGGGGCAGATCCATTCGGCCGTCCGCGGTATCTGCTCAAGGAAGTATCCGCAGTCGTGGCATCGATTGGCGTTCGGGTAATCGCGGCTCTCGGCCAGTTCGGGTTCCGGCTCGGCCATGCCACGAAAGCGTGGGTAATGCGTCTGCCCCGCGTAGAACGCCCTGAAGTCTTTCTCTAGATCTCGCAGCGCCTCATCAAGTGACTTCAGTGGTGCAGCCGCGAGAAACCGGTATTCCTTCAGTCCGGAAATGACCCTCAGAGCACTGACTGTCTCCGGATAACCGATCTGCGTCTGACGCCAGTACCACGCGTCAGAGCGCAATCGCAGCATGTAGTTGTAGACAAAACGCACGCACGCGGCCACGCGGGTCATGGATACGCCATGCTCGCCGGCTGGACGGATTGCGTGCGCTTTCATTTCTCAGATTGAGGGAGGAATCCTTCAGTTTAGCCCGAATTCTCCATGACCGATCTCGTAACCGTGCCGCCGCTGGTGATGACGTCAGCCGGCCCGCAACCGCAATCGCCGACGAGCCTGAATTCCCAGCTGATCGCGCTGGCAACACAGCTCTCTCCGGGGTTGACTTCCGATCTTCCGGGTTCGCTCATCGAGGACATTTCTAGCACGGATACAGCGGCGCTGGCAATGATTGACCAGGCGCGCGCCGATCTCATCAACTCCCTTAGCCCGTTCGCTGCCAATCCATCGTTGCTCATTCAGTTGGGGGCAATTTACGGTGTTCCGCAAGGCATCGGATCGAACACATCGGTCTATCTGGTCTTTAGCGGGCCGGTCGGCTACGTCGTGACCAAGGGTTTCACCGTTAGCGACGGCACGAACCAATACATCGTGCAAGACGGTGGAATTGTTGGATCGGGCGGAACGACCATTCCGCTTTTTGCGGTTGCGGTACTTGCTGGAACATGGGCCGTTCCGCAGAACACGGTCAAGCAGCTCATCACGTCAGTTCCATCCACCATTACGCTGACAGTCACGAATCCGAACCCCGGAACACCGGGGCTATCAGCGCAGTCCGAACAGGACTACCGTTCGCAGGTATTGCAAGCCGGTCTTGCCTCGTCCCAGGGCATGGCGACGTACCTGAAGACGTTGCTGCAAAAGGTCTCGGGCGTGCAGCCGAACCTGATCTCTGTGCAGCAGGGCACAGGAACGGGGTGGCGCGTTATCTGTGGTGGCGGCGATCCCTACCAGATTGCGTATGCAATCTACTCGGCATTGTTCGACATCTCGACGCTGGTCGGTTCGCAGCTCGCCATCACGGCGATGACCAATGCCAATCCCGTCGTCATTACGACAAACCTGAATCATGGCTACACCGCAGGACAGACGGTCACGGTCACGGGAGCCACGCCCAACGCGTACAACCTGACGTACACCATTACATCGGTCACGGCGACGACGATCACGACAACGACGAACGGAACGGGATTCGGCGCGTACTCGAGCGGCGCAACTCTTTCGCCGAACCCTCGGAATGTGACGGTTTCGATCAACGATTACCCAGACCAGTATCAGGTCACCTTAGTCAATCCGCCCCAGCAGGCTGTATCTATCACGGTAACGTGGAACACGATATCGACGAATTTCATTTCGCCTGCAGCAATCGCACAGCTCGCCCAACAGCCGCTGGCGAACTATGTGAACGGAATCCCGGTAGGCCAACCAATCAATCAGTTTGAGTTGCAGAACGTTTTCCAGACGGCTATCGCCTCGGTAATCCAGCCTCAGCTTCTAACGCGCATGGTCTTCCAGGTCATCATCAATGGAACCATTGTTTCTCCCAATACGGGAACGGGCATCTACGCATCTGATCCGGAATCTTACTTCTACACGACTGCAGCCCAGATCACAGTCAACCAGGGATAAATCGTGTCTACGCAAGTAACTGTCACTCTACGCTCGGGCACTACATCTCCGCTGACATTCGCTCAGGTTGATGGAAATTTTTCCTCCCTCGCCTCGGCGATTAATGCCAACGGAGCGCAACTCGACAATCTGTCGAATGGCGCAGGCGCGACTTTTTCCGCCGCCATGGTCACATGGTTCAACAGCCTGCCCACGACTTTGCCGGCGACACCCGGTGTACTTTGGAACAACATGGGGACGCTCTCCCAATCATGAAAAAAATTCTTCTCGCGCTTTTATGGTTCGTTTCGTCCGCAGCTCTTGCCCAAAGCTATCCGAGTCCGACATACAAGAACGTCACGATCACAGGTGGCATCACTGGTGGCACAATCACCGGCCTCTCTGCACCGATCCCATTCGCCTCGGGCGGCACCAACGCTAGCACGGCAACGGGCGCTACAAACCAACTTCAATACCTTCAAGGCGCGACTGGCAGTGTTGCTCGCTCGCTGACGAACAAGCTACAGGATTCGGTCAGCGTACTGGACTTCACGGGCTGCGACGCGACTGGCGCGGCTGATAGCACGACGTGCCTGCAAAACGTATTGGCAGGAACGTCGGCCGCTTTCATCCCCCCGGGCACCTACAAGATTAGCGGCACGCTGAATTTGAGCAAGAATGGTCAAGCGTTAGTTGGCGCAGGTACGGGTCTTGTCACTATCACGAGCACGTCGACTACAGCCCCGATGCTCACGGCGACTAGCGGACTTGCGAACTTGTACGTAGGCGGGTTTACGCTTACGCGCTCGGTGACGGCAGTACCTGGAGGAAATGGCATCGATTTCGCAGGAGCGGTTCTAAGCACGTCCAAGATCGACAGTGTTAATGTCAATAACCAGTGGAATGGCATTACACTGGGTAGCACGGATTTTTCCACCGTATCAAACGCCATAGTCCAGACCAATCAGAACTATGGCGTTTATCAGACTAATACTGGCAGTAATGGCCAAGTCCAATGGTATGTGAACAATCTGCTGTCGCAGAAAAATGGCAACGATGGTTGGCATATCCAGACGCAGACGGGGCCGCCGCAGATCACCGTCGGAACTTGGACAGCGCTGTACACTTTTGCCAACAGCGGGTTTGGGTTCGCGGCCTTTGGTTCCGCAAGTGTGCCGGTCCAAGATGTTCGCATTGTAGGCGGTTTTCTTGGGCAAGATGCAAAGAGCGAAATCTACTTAGACACCTACGGGGATCAACACAAGATCGACGGCACTTTTGTTGAACTCGCTGGCACCGCGGCAACCGGCCCCACCTTGGGAACACCTGCAAGCAACGTCGGCTCCGGCATTGAAGTCACGGGCAACAATACTACGGTGCAACTGACTGGCGTGCACTCATACGGCAACTCGTTGGATGGATTCTATCTGGCCGCAACATCCAACGGTATCGGAAATTGTCGCTCTATGAACAACGGCGCGGCAGCAACGGCAGGGCGAGCCAACGGCATTAATGTGGTCAGCGGGCGCGCCGTGATCAA